TGCTATCAGGAAGAAAATTACTCGTGTTATTATGCCATACTAGAGTAGCTCCCTTTTTGTATCCTATAAGTTCCTGGGAAGTGTCACTCATGAGGGAGAGGAGGTAGCCATAGTCACACTCTGACCAGGCTCCTGAGGCGAGATCCAGGGCAAAGGTGGTGTTATTAGCAACTCCTGAAACTGCACAGTTTAGGAAGAGAAGTCCCCTATTTGAATCATATGTCATCTCAACACTATCTCCAAGGTCAGGAGCCTTGTAGTTAGTGATGGCTTGGAGCTTAGTCAGGATCTCCCCACCTATATCCGTCCAGTTGCCATTTGCATCTAGTTTTACCACTTTGAAAGTGGAAGTGAGGAGATAGATACAGGATCTATCTTCATCCACATAGGTCCAGGCGAATCTATTGAAGATGCCAATATCAGCAATTTTTGTTACTGACACTCCTGTGTAGGGATCTCCAAGTAGTTTGAATATTCTATTGCGAGTGGCTGCAAAGACAACTTCATTGAGAGAGAAGATAGTTTGAACTGTATCAGAACCTTCTCCTGCGGGGATAGTAGTGGAGAGTTTTGAGGGGTAGGCCTCCCAATTGGGAAGAGCTGTCTGCGAATCAATCTTACAAGCCCATATTACTGAGGCATTGTCCAGGAGGTAGAGCCTACTCCCTGCAACGCACATAGCCCTAATTATAGTGGGGGGAACATCGCTTCCCTCATAGTCCACTTCAACTCCAAGAGAGGTGTCACTTGTGGTGTCATTGTAGGTGGTGGTTGCATTATCAGCTAGGGTTGTAAGATAGAGATAGAGACCTCCATCATTCACTGTGCGGTAGAGTTTCCGGGAGACTGTTCCTGCACCGCCTGCCTCAATGTTAGCCCACTCCAGAACTGCATTATAGACGCATTGGGAGTTGGAGGCAGGTGAGGGTGCAGACTCATGGCCTCTCTCATTTACGAAGGTATAGACCAGCTTGTAGACTCCAGTCACACCCCCAGCATTCCCTGAAGCTACTGTAGCTGCATTTGCAGGCGCAGTGACGCCAGCTTTGCCAGTGAGATTATTGTTATAGGAGGGAGGATAGTAGAAGTGGAGGCCATCATGATCGGAGCCAAACATTATGTGTTTGTAGAATCTATCTATAGGCCAAACTTTGGAGCCTGCATTAGCCGCAAATTCATCCGCTTGAATCGTGGCTACTGTGAGGTTATTATCTGCTGTGACTGACTTCACATCCCGGTTATCAGTGAAGACTACAAGAGGATTAGAGTTGGAGTCTCTGTAAAAGAGGGCTGAGTGGAGATTCCCTACAGTAGCCATGTTCGAGGCACCAGGAGCCTGAACGAGCATACCCTTCCAATGAAGCCAGTTGTGACACTTCTTGAGCGTGCCCACTAGTTCTAGGGGAGTTCCTGGTCTTGAAGATAGGCCCTTAAGAGGGATCTGGACTTTCTGTAACATTTAACCTCTAATATTAGTAACATGCCCCCACTGAGAGGCAGACTGCCATCTCCTTCCTGAACGGAGGAAAGGGATGGATGTGAAGTTCCAATTCTCCTGGTCTTTCATGAATTGCACTGCTCGGAGGTAGAGATTCTCTATTCTCTCATCGCCTTCAGGTGATCCAACAATGAGACCTGGGCGCAGCTGTGAGACTGCTCCATAGATGAGTACATTCCTGTGACGATCCGGGAGGGAACAGGTATCCAGGGGAGAAAGAAAGGGAATAAGATCCTTCTCATAGAGAACTGTGACATTATTCGCCGCCATTGTAGCGTCTGGAATGGGATCTATATACCAGTTATTTGCATAGCTAAACCACTCCTTAGGAGCAGAGCCAGTCTGCGCTGAGACTAGGGGCGAACCTGTCCACATTTCTCGACGACGAGGGATCTCAAGTTCATTATTGGAGCCTAGGTCATAAATGAAAACCTTCTCCGCCAGCATATTCGCGGGAATTGCGTAGGAGGCGTTGTTAGCTGTGAGGTCTAACTCATAAGAGGCCTCGTGGAAGCGAAAGCGGCCCATTGAGTTCACATCTAAGAGAACTCTATTGAGGGCCGCATCTATATCACCTTCGGGGTAGGAGTCATCCCGGAGCATTCTGCGGATATCCTGTCGGTATTGGAAGAGAGTGAAACTCATCTTTGGCTCCTACCTATTGTCGTGATAGATTTTAATCATCGTCACTACAGCACTTTCATTGGCTGCAATGTTATTACTCCAGACTCGGACATTCCCCACTGGGGAAGTTACAAGGAGTGAATTATTTGCAGTAAAGGCATTGTTCGAACTGACAACTCCATCCTTGAGATGGGAGAAGTCCAGGGTAGCTGTGTTAGCGCCTACTATAGCAAGATCAAAGAGGACTTCATCAGGCCCTTCAAGAGAAACCCATGAAGCATTATTCTGATCTACATCTGCGTCTGCCGTGCTCAAGAGAGTAATCGGGGGTCCGATAGTTCTACTCATTTATAACTCCTTGTCCCCACTTTTCATTGTAAGTATCGAAGAGGGTCTTCTTTGCCACTCCAAGAAGTGGCTCACAGAAGCCCTGTGATGTAACTCTAAGATGCAATCCATAGGAATCTGCAATCCTCTGTCTGTAGGAGAGGTCCTTGTAAGAGGCCATCTGCTGAGGCTTCTCAAGGATTTTCCCTGTAGATACAACAACTCTTCCCTGATCTACTTTCTTAGACTTACCCTTGAGAGCAATAGCATTGAGAGGGGAAACGTCGTCAAATCCCTCAATACTCAGTCTCCTACTGAGGGGAGCCGCCATGCCACAACGAGGACAGAAGCGTTCCATCTGGGCCGTAAAATCCTTAGGAGTCTTCATCCACCAGTCACTGGTGACTGGCCATGCGTCCTCTTTTTCCTGGAACAGGAGAGCTAGAGATGCAGCAACCTCGCAAAAGTAAGCTCCGTAAGGATTGATGGAAGCAGACCAACAATTCTGAACCCAACACTTATCTATCTCAACCCAGGCTCTCTTCATATCCAGAGTTATCTCCCGCATCCCTATGAGAATGGGGGCATGGTAGATATCTTTGCGTGAGTGGTCATTGATGAAGATGTTCCCAAAAGTATTTGCTATTAGGGGGCCGTAGGCCTCCTTGCCTTTAGGCAAACAGGTCCAGAGACCGAGGCGCTCTCTGGGAACCTTGGAGGTTGCCTCCTCACAAATCTCATTAAATTGGGGATGGAGAAGGGGTTCCCCTCCCATGATCCCTACCATCTTGGGGTAGTCCACAACTGTCTCTAGGGCAGCTTTGACTTGCTCAAGAGGCATGAAATACGGATCGTAATGACTGCCACAAAAACGAGTGCAATTAGAACAGGAACGTACACAGGCATTTGTCACCTCGATCTGAATGTTGTCCATGTTGAGAATAGGTCTCATTAGGTGAGCCCCCAGATCTTGAGGACTTCCTTCATCTTTAAGACCTTCTCCTCATTGGGAATATTGTAGGCGTGCCACATCCAGGAATTGCCCTGTTCGTAGCCCTGGTCTTTCAGAATCTGAATTACTGTTTTAAATTTCAAGCCATACTTTGCAATGTTCCGAGAGAGAGTGAAATCGTCAATGAGGTGGGAGGGTTGGGTGCAACCATTCAATTCATTAGTGACAGGGTAGATTCTCTTTATGGCTTCCTCTTGAGTAAGGTCATCGAGCGGCTTCCAGAGTTCAATGCACCAGTCGCTGGCAATTGCACACCAATTACACGAGCCTATGTGACGGCCATCCCTGTAGAAGTAGCGATCAAATCTCCACCGATGATCCGCTACATCCCTGCCATTGTGAGCTACAGTGTCTTTGGGGAGGAAGTTTGTGATATCTACCATATCTGGATTTACAAGAGTGTCATAGTCAAGGTAGATGTTCCAGTCATTCTTATGTTCCTGGGCTAGGTTGTAGATCTGGAGTTTCTCATAGACTGGAGGAAAATCAGGGAACTTCCTCTCAGTGATCTCATACACAGAGGCCCCTATTTTAGAGGCATAAGCATAAAGCAGGGGCCGAGTAATCTTGAGAACTTCAGGTGCGAAGTTGTCAATATTCACGAGGTAGAGCGTTTTCTTCAGGGGCTTCTCGTACATAGGTTGTCCTCTCCATTGTTATTTACTGCTTTACTTCAGGGTCTTCTGGGATCAGAAGAGTATAGTTATTTGGTTCAAAGATCCAAGCAAGGGAAGAATCTTTACCTGCCTCAGTAAGCACTTGCTTGAGGTAGGCAAATCCTAATTCCCTTGCTTGGTTAACCGAAACCTGAGCTGCTACTATCTTCTCGTTAATGAGGTCAATCGCAGTTTGCTGTGATGGGGTTAGAGTGTAACTCTGGGACATAGATCCTCCTTAGAACTTAGGAATCTGCTAGTAAGGCAATCTTGTAGGCAGTTCCCATAATGTTCAAGCGAATGTACTTAGTGGCTGCACTCCCGGCGGAAGTGGTGAACCAGTCTGCTGTACTAGAGGGAGCCCCAAGATCAAAAACAAAATCAGCCTTGGAATAACCATACATAATGGAATTACATTCCATTCCTGTAGTGTTAGTGGCCCTTATAATATTACATTGACCCCCACCTTGCGTGGAGACTGCACTAGCGGAAGCGCTTGCTCCCATGTCAACCCACAAAGCTGAGAGTTGCCCTGAGGTGTAGGTGCCGTTGGAAATATCAAGCTGGGCTATGGCTCCACAAATGCGGGAATCCTCGTGATTCATGGTAAAAGAGGAACCAGCCACAAACTTGCCCTGCGCTCCGTAAATAGAAGCGCCCCCAGTAATGGTGCCAGTGACATTAACTTCGCCTCTGACTCCTACAGCATTGCCTGAAGCTATGTCAGTGGCAGAGAGCGTAAGCTTCCCATAGAGCATCCTAACTGTTCCCAGGGCAGTGGCAGCTATTGATCTAGCGCTACTAGCATAGAGAGCTTTAGGATTAACCTGGATTACGCTATTATCATCAATGTAATAGGCTTGACCGTAAGTTGGTCCATGTGCCATTTCTAACTCCTTATTAACTTCTGAGCAGCTTGCTGCTGCTTTGTCAGATTTGTGACTGGAAACCTCCGGTCCTGATACTTATTGGTCAGATAGTCAATTACTTCCGGGTCTGAGGTCTTTAACTGACCTTGAACGAAGAAGACCCTCTTCCCTGGAAGCACTGCACTGATCGAGCCTGCTGCTGTATTAATGAAGCCTCTACTCT